TGGCGCTTCAAATGTGCCCTCTGTGGTTCTAGCAAATGCAGAAGTGGTTGCAGACTGAAGAACAGTCAAAGCAATTGGACTAACAACAGCCCAGTTACCTGCTCCACGACGGGTGCGCTGTGCAATCAAGTTGCTGGCGCGATTGATCATGATTGCCAAAGCAGCATGCTCATCACCAACATATGTTGCAGTTCCGCTGACAAGTGATTGATCAAATGTTTGATCGGTGCCAGAAAGTGAATACAATGAACCAAGAATTTCCTGATCAATTTCAGCAGTAATTTCTTGTGCCAATGCAGCCATAATTTCGGCTTCAATGTCAATTCCGTGCATTGCTTGTGCGTCTTGCGCAGCTTCAAATGTCCAACGAGCAGACAATTTACGAGACTTTGCTTCAACTGTCTGACGAAGAATTTGAACATTAATTTTGTTACCAGCCACGCCTTCCAAGTTTGCGGTCCAATCAGCTTGACCAGTAGTTGCACTACCAGAATAAGCAGTTGCAATCTTGAATGGTGATAGAGCTTCATCTCCTGCTGTTACACTAGTATTCCAAGGATAAGGAGCAGAGACAGCATCAGTTTGTCCATAACGAACACGAAGAGTCTGAATTTGTCCAACTGGACCTGTCATTGGTTGAACGCCTACCAATTCATTAGCAATAACTGTTGGCATTACACGTCGGATAACAGGAAGAATAACGCGGTTAAGCGTGGCAATGTTACCGGCAGAGGTAGAACCTGTGGTAGCACTCTCACGCAATTGTTTGCGGGTGTTCTCTAGGACTACACTCATAACTGTGCGGCGATTTCCTGTTAGTCCTTCGAGCAGGGCATTCTTTGTATCAGCCCAACGATTTTCCAATAATGGTGTTGACATTTTCCTTCTCCTTTAATTTACTGTAGCCCTGCCAAATGTTTGATTTCATTTAGATCGGTTTCGTCGATTGGAACTACTTTTGTGTTTTTATCTCCAGTTGCTTCTTTCAATGTCTCACGACCCTTAACAAGAGGTTGCTGACGGCTGTTCAAAACTGCTGGTAGATACTTATCATATGCTGAACGGAGACTTCCCGTTTGCACACTTTCTAAGAGTTGACTCATTACTTCGCTCTTGTTTTTGTCAAGAGGATTTAACAATTCAGATAATATTTTTTCTCTGGATGATCGATTCTCAAGACGTTTCAAATCCTCATTTTTTGATTCAACCAATTTTTGCTTAGTTACAATCATTTGTTTAGATTCTTCAAGTTTCTTTTCTACTTCTTTCTTTTCTGCTTTTAATTTTTTAACTGTTGCATTTTCATTTAAATAAGTTCCAGTAAATTCTGTTGCAAATGCTTCAAAAATTTTACGGCCAAAATTATTTTCACGAGCAACCTTAATATCTTCGTGAAGTTGTGTAATTTCATGGTTTAATGTTTTAGAAGTAATTTCACTTACTGCTTCACTAGCGCGTTTTACAAACTTATTCTTTAGAATTTCTAACTGATTTTTTGCTTCAGCAATAAGTTTGACGCGAGTTTCACGAAGTTCTTGCTTATCTTCTGAAAATTCATTGATTTCTTCTGCAAGAGCACTCATTACAAATCGTTCTAATTTATCTTGATGTGCATTGCTCTTTGTTCGTTCTTGAGCAAATTCTGCTAATTCTTCTGCCAAAGCGCGAGTTGCAAATGTATTAAATTTATTTGCTGCGGTACGCATTTCTTTAACTGTAGCAACTTTTAATTTTGCTACTTCGTTACGTTCTGATTTAATCTTTTCGACTTCAGTGGTTAATGTTTCAGAAACCATCTTATCAAGAGTTTTAATCATAACTTCTTTATCATGTTCATAACGGCCAGCAAACTCTTCGCGAATTTCAGTACGAACTTCCGTTTGAATTTCCTTGAGCTTACTCTCCCACGCAGTTTGAATAGCTTCGCGGGTGGCGTCGTTAATTAACCCGCTTTCTAACAATGGTTTTAGGGCATCCAACATAATGTGTCTCCTATTAATGATATTTAATATATATGACAATTTTTATGCTTCTAACGCTTAAAAATCATCAATTTTAAGCAAATTACCTTATTCTTTCTCAAAAATTTCATTTAAAAATTCTTCTAATTCTTGTACTCCG